ACCTCGTTCTACATATTGGGCATCACCTTGCATTCCTTCAACAACAGGAACACCAGCAAATGCTTGTGATAATCCTTTAGCAAATCCTACAGGATCTTTTGCTGCCTTTTCTGCTGTCAGTCCCCTATCTGTCATATATGCTACTATCAATTTATCTTGATTCTCTGGAGTAAACTTATCCCCCATTGTAAGACCTGCTTCTTTGACAAACTTATCAGGATACAACATTTGATAAGCACCAACTGCTGCACTTCTAGAATCTGCTGGAACACCCTTTTTTCTTTGATGTGCAAGGTAATCTTTCTGATATTGTACTAATTGAGTAATAGTCATTTGTGTGATATCTTCACCTGCTCTAGAGAAATCACTCAAATGCCCAGAATATGTGGATCCATATCCACCTTCTGCACTACTAATAAATTTTAGTAAACCCTTAGGACTTCCACCCATATTTCTTCCACTGAATGATGATGGGTTTACAGTGTTATTATTTTGACTGGGTGCTTCTGGTCCTTCCATCGGAGGAGGACCATTCCTCCAAAAATCAATAGTTTCCTCAAGTCTTTTTATTATATCAGCAAATATATTTTTATTTTCGGCAGCACTTTTTTCTATATTTTCGGTATCACCATCAAAGTCAAAAGATATATTTCTCAATTGATTTAATTTATCATCAAGATCACTCGTGAGTGAAGTAAACCAATTAATAGTATTTTCATACCAAGTTCTAGTTACTTCTATAATATCTTGTATCTTTTTTATTAGATTATTTACACCTTCAATTATTCTAGGAAGATTGACAATTCCCCAACCAATCAAAATTGCACCAAGTGCATCCATTATTCGTCCTAACAATCCTTTTGTGCTTGATGATATCCTTTTAGTAGGAGAAGCATTATTGATATTACCTATTTGATTCGCTTCAATTATACCTTCCTTTTCCCTTCTTAAGACAGACTGTCTTCTCTTATTGAATAGTCTTGATTTTGAGAAAATAGCACTTTTCTTTGCTGTATTTCCACGTACAAGGTCTTTACTAATACCAAAAGATATTGAGGTAGCAGAAGTAATACCCTTACCAAATGAAAGTAAAGATTTTCTAATTCCTTCTATACTGTCTCTATTTTTCTTTAGTGATTTCATTTTATGCTAGTACGTTATATTGTGCTAATGCACCAAGAATATATGGATTGTCAGGATTTGACGAAGAAATTGAAACTCCAGGACCTTCCCCAATACTTCCAGAACTTACATTCACCTGCTGTTGACCACCTCCAGAATCCATTGGTATTGGCATAGGTACAACATTTATAGATTGATTATCAGTTGATTGAGACACATTTTTAATAATATCTCCTTTATCTTTATAAATTGGTACAATATTGGTAGGCATTTTTCCTGTTCTACCAATTTCTTTTTCCTCTTCAATCATTTTGAGGATTTCAGGATCTGTTACCTTCGCACCAACCTGGTTTTCAGGACGTGATTCTCTTTCAGCAGTTTTCTTCCTAAATTCTTGCTCTCTACTTGTAGGTAGTAAAGAACTTTGTGGTTTTGACTGCGATTTTGGTTCAGATTGAGGATCTTTAAACGGTATGACATCAAGTGGAATAGGACCCTTTGGTTGAGGTTCAATATTGTCACCTTTGTCGTTTAAATTACTCTCATCAGTATTATTGCTTCCTTCTATTTCAGGTTTAGTGGGATTTGGTTGGATATCAGTTTTATTTTCTTCATTTTCTTTCTGTTTTGATGGTGGTTGTATTTTTTCTTCCTCTCTTCTTCTCTTCATCGATGTTGGCGTACTATCAGTAATAGTATTTTTCCACCAGTTATAATCAATTTCAGGTTCTGATGAAGGTTTTACTTCACTTGTTGGAGATTTTTGGGGTTCTATGTCGGGATCTTGATTTTGGTAATCAATTACTGGATCGGGATTCTCTGGTCCACCTTGACCATTATTTTCACTATTTCGTCTTCTATCTCTAACTCTTCTAAATGATTGACCCCAAAAATCCTTAACAAGATTCTTAATATCATCTTTAAAAAATGCTAATCCTCCCAAAACTACAAGGAGCCCTGAAAGTTTAAGGAAACCTAAACTTAAACCTCCAGTTGCAACTTTAACTGCAAGACTTAGACCTACAAAACCACCAACTGTTAGTAATACTTGATTCTTAATTTCTTCTAATTTTTCAGTATTACCTTCTGCAAGTGCCTTTATTGTTTCCACTCCCTTAAATGCTAAGAAGGCACCAAAAAGACGTTTAAAAATATCACTCAAACCGGACAAAGAAGACTGTGCCGTTCTACCTAATTTATTAATAGGTTTAAATGCTGCTACTGTTATCTTCTTCTCAATTGCACTTTCTTTTCCTTCCCTTAATTTTTGTTGAGCAAGTTTTGTCGCTAATATTTGTTCTTGATTTTCTTTTTGTCTCTCTAATGCTTGAGAAGTTGCTAAATTATTTCTTACCGCTTGTAAAGAATTTGATAATTGATTTACTCTTGCAGACAAATTTTCGACTTGTCTTGACACCAATCCAAGTTGAATTGAATTACTGTTTAATAATGCTTTTGATTGTGGATCAATCTCAGTAACAGTAGGATCTGATCTGCCAGTAAATGCACTAGCAGAAATTCTAGATCTTCTTGCTATTAGTGGTGAAATTTCAACCATTCATCTGTTGGTGTTGTGCTTTTAAATTTTCTTCCTCAACGTGCTGTTGTAATAGAGAAAGATATATTTCTTTCTCCCACGGAAGCATATTTTCAAGTTCTGTCAAGCTATATTTATGGTGTTGCATCAGTGCAAAATTAATTCTAAAGTATGACTCAAGATCAGTATGAGCCATACTTATACGAAAAAACTTGCTAATCCCTCAAGTACAACATCATTTTCTACTCCAGTATTTGGATTTGTTACAGTTATTGTATGGGAAAGTTTTGGCATTGTTTCAAAGAAATTTTCAATTTGTTTGAACTGCTTAGAACTTAATTGCTCGACAAATTCTTTAAGTTCTTTTTTAGTACAATCTTTGATTGACCATGATTCTTCTTCATTGTAAATTTGTTCAATACAAGACATTACAATTTCAAAAGTATCATCAACACTAATATCGCTTAATGCAAAATTACTCTTGATAAACTCTTCCATTGATGGATACTTTAATCTCATCGTTAAGGTATCATCAAGTTTAATATCTTTGCTATGTTTCTCATCAAATATAACTTGAATTTCATCAAGTGCAATTATTGTAGGTACTTTAGTTGTGTTATCATCAGGACAAGTAATAAGTACTTCTACTTCTTCTCCTACAGATTTTCCTCTAATATTTAAAAACAAATATTCAATATCAAATGTTGAAAGATCTTCTACTTTTATACCGCGAGTAATTATACAACTTTTAATAACATCGTTGACAGCACTGGCAATAGTATTCATATCTTCGCTTTCCATAGCAATGATAAGAACTTTTTCTTCTTTAACAAGGAAAGGTCTATACTTAATCTTCTTTCCAGTTGAAGGGATTGTCAACTCATAGGTTGGAGTTGAAATTTTTGGTAAAGGCATAATATCCTAAGCAATTCATTAAAATTATTTATTAGGCAGTTCTGGACCCACCTCCACCCGATGCAGCAGAAATACCTTCAGAAATAATAGTTGATCCACCCGATCCACTATTTAAAAATCTACCATCAGCAATCAACCTTTGAACACCATCAAGATCCGCATTGAATGGTCTCTGAGCAAACCCATTGATGTCATCAAGTCTATCAAGATTTTTTGCTCTGACCTGTTCAGCAAATGATGGTTCATCATTGTTATCTCGTTTAAGAAGTTTATCGACTGATCGTGATCTTCCTGCAATATGTCTATCATAATTAAACGTTGCAGTTGCTTTTAAGACTCTAGATCCCTCATATGATACTGTAGATGCATCCAAAGAAATTGGAAACATTCCAATAAATCTATACTCAAGATAATTTTTATAATCTCGTTCAAATTTTACAATTCTAGTTTCATCACACTTATATTGATTTGGATACCTCATTCTATAGTAATATCCATCTTTTAATGGATCTGCATTATCAAAAGATGAACCATTGGACATAAATTCTAACCAATGTTCCAAAAACTTCATTGACTTATAATCGTCATCAACATAAAAATCCATTGACATTTGTACAAATGTTCTTGTGTGTGCAAATTTTTCTGCGACACCAGTATAATTTCCAATTACATCTGCGGTTGCATAACCACTTCCAGGTAAAGACGCTCTACAACATAAAAGTGATAATTTTTCTTGTGCATATCTATTATCAATTCCCTTTCTTTTTAAATGAGTGCTTAGATTGGGATGAAAACCACCGAATGTTACTGCAAAATGAGATGTTTGTGCAACATTACTAAGTGTGGGTTTAATTTGGGATATCTTTTTAGGAAACGGTCTAGCCACTCTAAATATCTTATAAGTGATTGTTTAGTTATTTAGATGTCATATAAGGGAAAATATCAACCATCCCATCCAAAAAAATATAAGGGTGATCCAACCAATATTATATACCGTTCTTTATGGGAACGTAAATTTATGGTCTACTGTGATAACAATGAAAATATTATAGAGTGGCAATCAGAAGAATTTTTTATTCCATATCGATCACCCATTGATAATAAAATTCATAGATATTTTCCAGATTTTTACATAAAGTATAAAGATATAAATGGTAGAGTTAAATCATCATTGATAGAAGTAAAACCATTACGTCAATGTTCTCCTCCACCCAAACCAAAAAGACAAACTAAAAAATATCTCAATGAAGCATATGAATATGCAAAAAATAGAGCTAAGTGGGAGGCTGCAAAAGACTATTGCGAAGATCGTAGATGGGAATTTAAAGTTATGACTGAGAAAGAATTAGGTATCAAGTAATGGCAATAAGACCCACAGATACAGATATTAATGTTAATAGAGTACGTGGTGTTGCTGATGAAATCATTGGGATAAAAAATCCTGATGATGTTATGATTAATATTCTTGAAGTTTTAACTGAGGGATCTAAAGTTCCTGAGGCAGGAAAAATATATGTTTTTGTTTATAATGCTAAGACACCCAATATACAATACGACCAGAATCCATTTGTTGCGGTAACTGATGTTATGGCGTGGGGATTTCGTGGATATAATTTTCATTGGAATGAAACACGACAATATACTTGGAATGAAGTTGCTGGTGGATTATATGAAGTGTATCCATCAGAGGTAAAAGATTTACAAATGATTCCTTTTGCAAATATTAAGCTAAATACTTGAAAAGTGTCTTTATAGATGGCTGCGAGTAATACCAGTACTTTAAATCTTGGTGGTGATGATGGTAGTTTTGGTCTTAAGGATCCAACACCTCCATCTGCAAAGCAATCACAATCTGCTGCTGAATCAACACAAAATACACAAAACAGTGGATCTGGTCCAAATAATACTCCAGGAAAAA